AAAGAGAAGGCGACTGGGCGTATCGACTTGATCGTCGCTGCCGTGATGGCAATCGGCATCATGCAAACAGCAAAACCTATTAAGGGTGGCTCCCTCGACGACTACCTTTCGGAACAATAAACATGAAATTATTCAGCAAGGCGGCAGCGGCCGGTGGCCTGGCGTTGAAAAGCGTGTACTTCTCGATCCGAGATGCCGTCGCCTATCGCGGCCTGCGCGACCCGAACAAGGACATCACGATCAACCACGGCGACGTGCGCAACGGTACGCCTGGCGTGAACGCGGCGCTGCAACTGTCGGTGGTCTGGTCCTGCGTGCGCCTGATCGCTGAGACGATCGCCACGCTGCCGCTGATTACGTACGAGCGCAAGGTGGTCAATGGGCGTGAAATCCGCGTGGTGGCGCGCGAGCACCCGCTGTACTACCTGCTGCACGACTCGCCGAACGCCGACATGACGGCGGTGGAATTCTGGGAGGCAGTCGTATCGCAAATTTGCCTGTGGGGGAATGCGTACTGCCTGAAAAGCTACGGCGCTGCCGGCCGCATCGTGGCGCTGGACCCGCTTGACCCGGCCCTGATGACGGTCCGCCGCAGCCTGGACGGCGCAGTGAGCTACCGCTACGCCGACCCGCGCGGCGAGCGGGAATACACCGAGGGCGAAATCTGGCACATCAAGGGGTTCGGCACGGATGGCCTGATGGGCATTTCGCCGATTACGGCCGGCTGGCGGTCGATGTGCGGCGCCACGGCGGCCGAAACCGCATCAGCCAACACATTTGGCAAGGGTATGCGTTTGTCCGGCGTGCTCACGATGAAGGAATATCTCGACCCTGCCCAGCGCGAGCAGGCGAAGGGCAAGGTCATGGGAGCGGTGTTTGGCGACGACCGTACCGGCAACATGATGTTGCTGGAAGGCGCTACCGAGTTCACGCAACTGTCCATGCACCCGGCCGACGCGCAGATGTTGGAGACGCGCTCGTTCAGCGTCGAGGACCTGTGCCGCTGGTTCGGCATGCCGCCGTCGATGATCGGTCACGGCACCGCCGTATCGAACTGGGGCACCGGCCGCGAGCAGATCAACCAGAATTTTATCGACTACGTGCTGCGCGCGTACATGAAACGCATTGAGCAGGGGATCGCCAAGTCGCTGCTGAAACCTGCCGAGCGCACGCGCTTCTTCTCCGAATACAGCGTAGAGGGTCTGCTGCGCGGCGACAGCGCATCACGCGCCGCCCTCTACAGCACGATGACGCAAAACGGCATCTACACGCGGAACTTCTGCCGCTCGCTGGAAAACTTGGAGCCACTGCCCGGCGGCGACGAGCTGACCGTGCAAAGCAACCTGATCCCGCTCTCGCTGCTGGGAAAAATCACCAACACCGCCCAGGCGGCCAAGTCGGCCGTTCTGTCCTGGCTTGGAATCAAGGAAAACGACGATGCAAATCCTCCACAAATCGATTGATCTGGAGCTGAAAAGCTTGACCGACAAGGGCAGCTTTTCCGGCTACGGCTCGGTGTTCAACGTCATCGACAAGGGCGGCGACATCGTGGCGCCCGGCGCGTTCGCGGAAAGCCTGAGCAAGTGGCAGAAGTCGGGCCGCACGGTGCCGGTGCTGTGGCAACACCAGCCGGATCAGCCGATCGGCGCCTGGGAGGCTCTGAAAGAGGACGACCACGGCCTGCTGGGCGAGGCGTCGCTGTGGCTCGACGACGCGCCGTACGCGCGCCTGGCGCACAAGGGCATGAGCACCAAGACAATCACCGGCCTGTCGATCGGCTACCGCGTCAAGGACTACAGCGTCAACAAGGACACCGGCGTCTACACGCTGCAGAAGCTCGACTTGGTGGAAATCAGCGTGGTCACCAATCCGATGAACGACGACGCGCGCGTGGCCGACGTCAAGAGCCTGATCGAGGCCGGCCGCATGCCAACCCTCCCTGAATTCGAAAAGTTCCTGTGCGATGCAGGCGGCTTCTCACGAACGCAGGCCAAAGCCATCGCCGGCAGTGGCCTGTCGAAACTGCTTACTCGGTGCGAGGCCGAGGGCGATCTTGGCGAAACGCTGGCCCTTTTGAAGGCTTTCAGCGTCCCGTAACTCCCGTTTCCCCCTCCCCTCAACAAGGCCCGCTACTCGCGGGCCTTTTTCATTCTAGGACCAAAAATGACTACCGAAATCGAAGTAAAGCAGGAACTGGCGAAAATCAACGACAGCCTGAAAGAGCACGCCGAAAAGGCCATGGCCGAAGCGAGAAAAGGCGTCGACATGTCGGCTGCTGTCAAGCAAGTGGTTGACGAACTGCTGATCAAGTACGCCGACACGGCTGCTCAGGTTGTCGACCTCGAGCAAAAGGCCGCGCGTCGCCAGACCGAGCACCCACAGGGCGCCAAGTCGCTGGGCCAGCAGTTCGTCGAAAACGACTCGTTCAAAAAGGCTCATGAATCAGGAGAAATGCGCCGTAAAGGCGGCCGCTTTAGCGTTGATATCGAGGCCAAGGCGATCATCACCACCAACACCGGGGCCGGTGTGCTGGCCGACCGCCAGCCTGGCATCATCACGCAGCCGCAGCGCCGCCTGACGGTCCGTGACTTGGTTGCGCCTGGCCGCACCGCCTCCAACATGATCACCTACATGAAGGAGACGGGCTTCACCAACAACGCGGCGCTGGTAGCCGAAGGCGCGCGGAAGCCAGAATCGACCCTCACCCTGGCGCAATCCACCGCGCCGGTGGTCAAGATCGCGCACTTCATGAAGGCATCGACTGAAATTCTGGACGACTTCCCTGCGCTGCAATCGTACATCGACGAGCGCCTGACCTACGGCCTACGCTTGATCGAAGAAGGTCAGCTGCTCAAGGGATCTGGTGTCGGCAATAACCTGAACGGCATCTATACCCAGGCATCGGCCTTCGTGGCGCCTATCACCATTGCAGGCGCCACCCACATCGACACCTTGCGCCTCGCATTGCTGCAAGCGGAATTGGCCGAGTATCCGTCGGATGGTCTAGTGCTGCATCCGTCGAACTGGGCAGCCATCGAGCTGTTGAAGGACACCACCGGCCAGTACATCATCGGCAATCCGCAGGGCACGCTGTCGCCATCACTGTGGGGCCGCCCAGTCGTGACCACGCAGGCCATGTCCGTCGCCACATTCCTGGCCGGCGCCTTCCGCATGGGCGCGCAGATCTTCGACCGCCTGCTCGCCTCGGTCGCCATCGCCACCGAAAACGAAGACGACTTCGTGATGAACCTGGTCGCGATTCTGATCGAAGAGCGCCTGGCCTTGGTGGTTAACCGCCCCGAGGCGTTCGTCAAAGGCGCGTTGGCGTAATCAACCCCGCCGGCGGCGCAGCACGGTCGCCGGCTATCTGGAGAACGACATGGCAGTAACGAAAATCAAAGCGCTCGACCAGTTCTCACATGGCCGCCTGAGCATGGCCGCCGGCGACACCGACATGATCGAGCTGGTCGAGGCGCGCGAGCTGGTCAAGGCCGGCCTGATCGAGATCGCCGACGAAGCCCCGGCTATGGCGCCGGAATCGGAGCCAGCACCGGCCGCTGGCGACACCGACACGATCGAGGGCGGCCCCAAGATGGCCGACGCACCAGAAAACAAGATGGCCGATGAGCCGATGAACAAAGCCAGCAAAGCGAAGGCGAAATAATCATGCCGAAAACCATCCGCCTGCTTTCCACGTACAAGGGCATTCCGCCACAAACCATTCTGACGCTGGACGACGTGACGGCGAACGTGTTGCTGGCGGGCGGCGTCAACGCCACAACCGTGCTGACTGGCGGGATTCCCTTTGTGCCGCCGCCAGTCAGCCCTGCGAAAGTCTTGCCGGCATCGTTTGAAGTGGATGCAGCCGGAAAGGTGAGCCTGGTAGGCGCAGGCTTCCCGGTGGCTCTGCCGTCGGCCAGCACGAACCTGCGCATGCGCTTCATTGGCGATTCGCTGACCTACGGCGGTGCGCCTGGCCGCGCGCCTGGACTGTTCGATGGCCGCCCGTGGTACGGCAGCAGCACAATCACGACGCCGGCCAATCTCGGCAATGGTTCGTGGCTGGTCTACTGCATGGTCGACGGCCGCGCTGGCACCGCCGGCGGCAAAATCGAAACGGATGCACGCGGCTGGATGCGCTGGACCTACACAGGCGACCCATCGCCGGGACCATGGGTCGACGTGTCCCAGGGTGGCTGGAAATACCTCGAGAGCGGGTCGCTGGCAAACTCGGGCGTCTTGGTTGCCATTCGCGGCGCCACAGCGCCGGTACCCAACCAGAACAGCACCGTCACCACGGCCGGCCTGGCCACGATCTCAGATTACAACTTCATTGGATACGTGCCTTGGGTGGCCGGCGCGCTTGGCGACACGTTCGCCGCGTACGAGGCATTTGGCATCACCGGCGCAACCACCGCCGATATCCTGAAGTATACGCCTCAAGCGCTTGCTGGCGATGTCGAGGCGGTATGTATCCTCGCCGGCGTCAACGATGCCCCTGGTGATGCCACTACGGCGAAAGCGGCCATTGCGAACTTGATGGCGATCATCGACCTGGCGCGGGCGAAGGCGCGCCGCGTCTACGTCAATGAGATTGCGCCAAACCCGTCGGCTACAGTCGCGGTCAACCAGTGGCTGGCGCGTGTGTCCGAGTCGATCCGCGCATATTGCCGCACGCTGCGGAACGTGCGCTTTGTCAGCGCTTTCGACAAGATGGTAAGCGCAAATTCGATCGCACTTGGTGGGCCGACGGCACTCACCAACCCAGGTGGGCGCCCCGGCATGTTTAACCCGCTGGACAATCTGCACTGGATGCCGCTCGGCGCCTACACGTTCGCAAAGCCCTTGATCGCGGCGTTGCTGCAAGACTATCCGAAAGAACCATTTCGGAACAACACCGTGGGCGTGTGGGACTCCACGTTGCAGGTGGGGCCTATCAGCCTCAACCCGGCATTGCGCGGCAACGCGGGGGCGTTCGGTGGCGCCACACCCACAGCGGCGGCGAACGGCGTCACCGGCACCGTACCAGACAGCTTCACTCTGTCCCGGTCGGGCAGCACGCAGACCTGCACGACGGCCTTCGAACCCGCAGCAGACGGCGGCCTCGACTGGTGGACGACAGAAGTGATCGGCTCGACGGCGGGCGACTACCACGAGCTGTTCCAGCAGTTCAATTTGCCGCCGAATTTTGTGACGGGCGACTACTTCCAGCTTGTTCTTGAGCCGCAAATTATTAGCACCACGGGTACCGGCCTCGCAACTCTTCAAGCGCAAGCAACAAGCGGCGGGAATATTCAGTCGTCTTACATCATCCAGGCAGGTCGCGACCTGGCAGGGTTCGGCGCCGACATGCCGATCCTGCAACTGCGCAGCGAGCCACAAAAAGTGCTGCCTGGCTACACGCTCTTCACCATGCGCATCCGTATCGGCGCGCGCGTGGGCGGCGGCGGGAAAGTCGGTTGGCGCCGGTTCTCGTTTGAAAAGGTGGCCCCGCCAGCTGGTGCGCAATGACCTCGCGCCAAATCACCCCGCCGGCGGCGCTGGCGGTATCTATGGTCGACGCCCGCACAAGTGCGCGTGTGAACGGGACAGACCACGATGCGGAAATCGAGACTCGCGTGCGTGCGCTGACAGCGGAGGCCGAGCACATCACCGGGCGCTCGATCATCAACGGTACGTACGAGGTGACGGCGCCAGGCTTTACGGGCGTGATTCCGCTGCCTTCGTCCCCGCTGGTCGAGGTGGTCAGCCTGAAATACCTCGATGCCGCCGGCGCCACACAAACGCTGAGCGAAGATGCCTACGTGATCGACCGCTCAATCGAGCCGGGATTCGTCACCCTTGCTGCCGGCGCCACCTGGCCGACAACGAAGCAGAGCCCTGACGCGGTGACCCTGACCGTGGTTTGTGGCTACGGAAATGACGAAACGGCCACGCCGGCCGCGTTCAAGGGCTACATCCTGGCCAAAGTCCGCGAGTACTTCGCGCCGGCCGGCACGCCGGAATCGCCGCACCTTATCCGAGGGCTGGACTGTTTGAAGGTGCATAGCTGATGGCCGCCCCGTTCAAATGCGACGAGAAGGTGACGATCGAGCAGCTCGTTGGCGAGCTTGATCCAGTTTACGGCACCGAGGTGAAGACGTGGGTTCCGGTGCTGGTGCGCTACTGGGCCAATGTTCAGGACGTGCTGCCGAGCCGCGCGGAAACGACAAAGAACGGGCTGGGCAAGGCGGTCCAGCGCGCCAGGCTGCGCATGCAGAGCGCCCAGGCAGTGACGGCCGATATGCGGGTCGTCCTGCACAGCCGCGGCGACCGGGTAATGCAGATCATCGCCGGGCCGGCGCTACTGGACGACCGGCTTCACACTGAATTTCAACTGGAAGGATATTCAAATGGCTGACCCGAATATCACTGGCGGCCGGGAGCTGGATGAGTTCCTGCAGCAGTTCTCGGTCAAGTTTGAAAAAAACGTCCTACGTAGCGGATTACGCGCCGGCGCGAATGAGTTCAAGGAAGAAATCAAGGCCAACATACCCGTGGACAGCGGCGCACTGCGGCAAAGCGTCCGGGTCACGACAAAGGCCAAGGGCGGGCGCGTAACCGCGTCGGTCAAGATCGGCAACAAGAAGGCCTGGTACGCACGCATGGTCGAGTTCGGCACGCGCGCGCACAAGATCACGCCGCGCGGCGCCGGGGCTCTCCGGATCGCCGGCTATATCGTTGCCGACGCTGATCACCCCGGCGCGCGGCCGCGTCCGTTTGCACGCCCTGCCTTCGACGCAAGGGCAGCGCGCGCCGCAACCGCTGTCGGCGCAAAAATCCGCTCCAGGCTCACCGCCGAGGGCATTAACCTACCAGACGCAGGGTAATCATGAAAATTCTGATGACGCAGACCGTACAAGGCTCGCTCGATGGTGAGACCGTGCGTGAGCTTGAACAAGGCACCGAGTACGACACGGTCGATAGCCCGCGCGGGCTGCGCCTGGCCCAATACCACGTCAAGCAGGGCGTTGCCATCCCCGCGCCTGGGCGCGTCGCGCCGGCGCCTGATTCGAAGATCGCGGCTCGCAAGAAATGAGCGCAGTCGCCATCATGCGCGTGCTGCTGGTCGCGCATGCGCCTCTCATCGCACTGGTACCCGCCGCGCGCATTCTCGCCGGCGCCGTTCCGTCCGGCGCGTTGCCGGCCATCGGCATCACCGAAATCAGCGGAAATGAACAGGACACTGTGGCGCGCACCGGGAATAGCCTGGTCACCTCGCGCGTGCAGGTCACCGTTTACGCGGCATCCTACCCGCAGCAGAAGGCGGTGCTTAAGGCGGCGCGGCTCGGCGCCGGCGTGCACACGGGCTTGATTGCCGGCTACGCGGTTCGCAGCGTCATGCGCGATCTGGTCGGCCCGGACATGGGCGACGACACGATCCCGACGTTCGAACAAAGCCGCGACTTTATGGTGACCTACATCGAGCCGGCCTGACCAGCCAAGCAACACATGGCCGCCTCGAGCGGCATTTTTTCATCCGCAGCTTTATCAGCCCGCCCGTTTCGCAATCCAGCGAGCGGGCTTTTTTCATTGAAAGGTACTACATCATGGCAGGAATCGATTTTGACACTATCGCCGGTTCGAAACTGTATGTCTCGACCGCAGCCCCGACCGTAGCGACGGGCGCCGGCGCCGCCGCAGCTTTCGCCCTGCTCACCTGGGTCGAGGTGGGGCAGCTCACCAACATTGGCAGCGTCGAGGGACGCGAGTACTCGATGTCCTCACTGGCGACTATCGGTGATGCGCAGGACCGCGAGAAAAAAGGCTCGTTCAAACTGCCCAATGCCGAGTTCGAATGCGCTTGGGTTCCAGAAGATCCCGGCCAGATCATCATCAAGGCCGCGTCGAAGGACTACAGCGTGCCGTCGTTCAAGCTGGTCGGCCAGGACACCGACGAGATCGACTACTTCACGGCGCAGGTCGCCAAGTTCGTTCGCACTGGCGGCACCAGCAATGACGCGGTGAAGGGCAACTTCACCCTGCTGCGCCAGACCGATACCGTCAGCGTTTAACCATCACGGCCACCTGGCCATCACCAGCACCGGTCGGCAGCTGTCTCCTTCGTGGGAGCGGTTGCCGGCACGGGCATTTTTTATTACCCACGAAAAAAGGAAACACCATGAATAACCTCAAAAACTTCGCTCTCATCGCTACCGTTGCCCATCACCTGCGTGACGGCAATGACGAACCTATGTTCGCTGCTGGTCCAGACGGCAAGCCAGATGAATCGAAGCCGATGATTGCCCACATGTTTGGCCCAGGC